CTTCCTAATAAAGTTGTTATGTAACCGTTTCGTTGAGAATCTCTTGATGTATTGTTCATTAGATCTTTAACAAACGGTACACGACTATGATATTTTTCAAATAATTTTTCTGCTTCTTCTTTAGTATTTAAACCTAGCTCTGCTTGAAGTTTAGCTTTACCCATTCCATAAAATAATCCAAGATTAATTGTTTTAGCTTGAGATCTTTCTATTCCTGCCATTTCTGCAACAGTTTGGTGAAAATCTACATTGTTATTTTTAAACCTATCTACAATACTTTTAACTTCGTCGTCTTCTCTAAGTTTAGGACTAGCTGCTGCATAGTGAACTACTAATCTAGGTTCTTGTTGTGAATAGTCAAAACAACCCCAGGTATGATTTCTTTCTGGTAAAAACAATGATCTAATTAAAGGACCTAGATCCTTGTTCCTCGCTGGAACCTGCTGGAGGTTTGGATTCGAGTAAGAAAATCTTCCAGTTACTGTTCCTCCTTTTTCACCTCTTACCGGATTAATGTCTGCGTGTATTCTACCTTTGTATTGGTACTTAATAATTGTATCAATAAATGTTGTATGAGCCTTGTTTATCTCTCTAGCTTTTGCTATACATTGAACCAATGGGTGCTTGTGCACCTGTAAAAAATTTTTAGTAAAGGAAGGTGCTTGTGTTTTTGCAGTTCGGTTATAAGGTAGAGAAAGCTTGTCAAAAACTTTACCAATCGATCTTGCTGCCCATATTTGAACATCTTCTCCTGTTTCTTTTTTTACTTTGTGCAGGAGCTGCTCTTCTTCTAATGCTAACTGTTGCTTCAGTTTATGAGCTCTTTCAACGTCCACTCTCACCCCAAGAAATTTCATGTCAACGAGACAAGGAAAAAGACTAGTTTCTAAATCAAATACTTCAGTTAAATTGTCTTTTCTAATTTCTAATGATAGATGCTTAAATAATTTTAAAGTTAACTCTGCATCTTTTTCTGCATAGTTCCCAACATACATAGCTGGAAGTTTATACATTTCAGCTTTAGGATCAGCACCTGCTTTTTCAGCCGCTGTAGTTAATATACTTTCATCTTTAACTTCTCCTAGGTAATCGTAACAAAGGCTATTTAAAGAATATGAATATCTATTTTCATCTACTAATGCTGCCATAACCATTGTGTCAATAATATGCCCGTTTACATTAATATTATATGCTTTTAACCAACATATATCGTACATAGCGTTATGAAATAATTTTGTCGCTGGAAGATTACAAATTTCTTGAAGCCAATCTAAAACTTTTTTTCTAGGTAAATTTCCTTCTCTATGTGCAATGGGAAAATATCCGGACCATCCTTCAACGGCTACAGCTACCCCTATTATTTCACCTTCGTTTACTAAAGCTCCGGAACCTTTTGATTTTAAATTAGGATCTCTTGTCTCTAAATCAATTGCTATATAATTATGCTCTTTTAAATCTGGAAAATTTTCTGGGCATACCCATTCAGTTGCTGCGCTAAACATTATTTATGCCCCAAGAATTTTTCTTTTCTTCTTTCACTTTTTCAGGATAATCTCTATCAATAGCCATGTCAATATAATGTTTTGCTTTTAATAAATCTTCTTTTTGATTTTTCTGTTTGTGGCGACATAAATATTTAATTGCGTTCCCTTCCGCAAACGGAATATTATTTCTGTTAATAAATTCTGAAGGTTGAATCGCCATAGATTTATAGTGAGTCCCACCTACCTGCTTTTTATATATTTCATCGCTCATATTATCGGATATCCTATGTTGTAAAAGTTAGTCTGTGTACTCTCCATAATGTATAAATTTTGTTTTGCTCTAGTTACACCTACAAAAAATAGTCTATGAATTTTGTCTGGATCTTTATCTGCTTCTCTTGCTAAAAAATCATTTTCATCTTCTGAACCAAAGTCTATATACAAAATAACATTTTTACATTCTCTTCCTTTAGCTCCGTGAATTGTTGATAGCTCTATCTTTGAATCTGTGATAAGGTTATCACCGTTTTTTAATAAAAGTTTTATATAATTTTTTTGTTCATCTGACATATGGAGATGTTCCCAGCTGCCCGTCACTAGAAGCCCGTGATCTTTTTGTAGTTCCTCTAATGTAACAGTAAACACTTTGTCTAATAATTTTCCTTCTCCAAAGCCATGTTTTACTTGTTTTTTTCTTAAGAAATTTTTAATTACATGTTGTGCTTCTTCGCCTGAGACACTTGCACCATCATTTAATCGAGTCCAGATTCTATATGCTCTAAGTAAGTCTGCAGGTAGTAATTCGTTTTGTCCACCTTTATATCTCAAATTTAAATCATTTAAGTACTGAGCTGGTTCTTTTAGTTGCGCATTTGTTTGAGCCAGTATCATCCATTCATCAGTTTTAAAATTAAAATCAGTTAATAAACAGTTTTCTTTATAAGTTCCTTCCTCGTCCCTCGCTTCCCAAGGCTTGTCTAATCGTTCATTGATATGTTTTAAAATTTCTAGAGCCTTTGCATGTATTTTTCTAGGTACTCTGTGTGAATATACTTGATTATCAAAAGTTCCTTTTAAGTTTATAAATTCACTTGGGTCTGCTCCTTGAAATCCATAAATGGTTTGATCATCATCCCCTGCAATATATGATCGTTCACATTGATCTTCGATATGAAAAAACATTTCCCATTGCAGTGGACTTAAATCTTGTGCTTCGTCAAGGAAGACGGCATCGAGAGCAAGACGCTTATCTTCCTTGACAAACTGGGTAATCATATCTGAGAACTCTACCATTCCAGTTTGTTCTTTATATGATTTTAAATCTTCATCAATTTGTTCTGTTAACCATAGGTCAACAGAGTGGTGTAAATCTAATTGTAATGCAGCTTCCATTAGATCAATTTTTTTAGAGCGTGAGTATGTTATAATTCTCATGTGAGGATTTTGGTGTATTGTATTTCCATAAATATCTTTTTTAGTTTCAAATTTCATTCCTTTGCAAATTTGGGATTGACTTGTAAACTGTTTCCACTTTCTATCTTTTAACAATTGAGTCGTTGTATCAATATTACATTCTCTAGTTCCAAGATGATGTAGTGTAGAAATATAGAGAAGAGGATGTTTTATTCTTTCATTAGCTTCATCTGCTGCAGCATTACTAAATGTCACATACACTATTTTTTTAGGATCAGTGTGTAAACCATTGATTTCATTAGATAAATAGTGGTTGATTAATCTATATGTTTTACCTGTTCCTGGTGGACCCGGTATTATTGTTCTTATTGCCATGGTTCTTCTTCTACTTTTAATTTTCTTGAATTTGGTTTTTCTAATTTAATTGTTTCCATCACTAATGTTCTAGTTGTTTTATTATCTATCTGTTTATATTCTTCTTTTACTTCGAACATAGTTTGTAAAAGTCTTAATGTTTTTTGTTTGGGATAAGTTTTTTCTGCCCAAGATTTTGTTTTTAATAAATATCTCCAAAAAGATTTGAATTGAAAATAGGTGTCTCCGTCTTTATCGGTATAAGCAATACCTCTTAATACATCAGTCATTTCTTTTCCCGGAGCTTTGTTAATATAATCTGCTAATATTTCTGTTAATTGAACTTCTAACTTAGAAGATTCTGGTGCAGGAATGGGTTCTAGCGCTTTCTTAAATAATGTAATTAATAATTTTCGCCACGCATGTTTAGGAACCGGCATCATAGGCATTCCTATTTGATTCATACAAGCCAATGAAAATTTCTCTGGATCATGCAGCGTTGCATCATCTACCTCTACTGTATTTCCGTCTAAAGATACAAAATAAATAGGTGGATCAGAATCATACTTTCTTATTTGTGTTATTTCTGGTGTAGGTCCATCATCACCTACTCCAAATTCTCTCATTGAACATTTTTTAGCATCACAAAAACTATGAATAGGTTCATCTTTACATTTATATCTGTAATC